AGTCCGAATTTGCAAACGGGAAATATGGAGGGGGGGTATCCCCATGGCCGGTAACTCGAATTCCGGGCGGAAGCGCCTGCCTGCGACGGTGCATCTGCTGCAGGGCAATCGCAGCAAGAAGAGCGCCGCCGACCTGGCGGACGCTGCGCGGCCAGAAGTCGCGATCCCGGCTCCGCCGCCACACCTGAGCGGTGACGCTTTGACCGAGTGGCACCGGGTGGCCCCGCTGCTGCAGAAGATGAACCTGATTGCCGAGCAGTACATGGCGCCGCTGGCCGTGTATTGCCAGGCGTGGTCTGACTACGTGCGCGCCTATCGTCGCATTCAGGAGATGGAAGCCAGCGGCAAGGATGGCTATGTCGATGTGACGCCGTCCGGCTACAAGCAAATGTCTGTGCTGTACCAGATCGCGAATCGTGCGGCAGAGCAGATGAAGACATTCGCGAGCGAATTTGGCATGACGCCTTCGGCCATCGCGAAGGTTACGGGAGGGGCTCCGCAAGGGGACCTGTTCGGCTATGGCGCAAATCCGGAAGGCAAAGCCTCGGGCTACTTCAAGTAGAGACCCGGTCACCAAGTACGCGCGAGCAGTCGTCGCTGGCAAGATCATCGCCGGCCCTCACGTGCGCGATGCCTGCCGGCGGCATCTGGAAGACCTTGAGCATGCCGCCGAGCGCGGGCTGCATTTCGACGTTGAAGCCGCAATGCGCGCGATCGGATTTTTTGCCGACGTGCTACGCCTCAACGGCGGCGAATACGAGGGCAAGCCTTACGAGCTGATCGACTGGCAGGCGTTCATCGTCGGAAGCGTGTTTGGCTGGATGGGAGCAGACGGCTACCGCCGCTTCCGCGTGGCGTACATCGAGACTGCCAAGGGCTCCGGCAAGTCGCCGCTGGCGGCTGGCATTGGCCTCTACGGCATGATGGCAGACGGCGAAGCGGGTGCCGAGATCTACGCGGCGGCCACCAAGAAAGATCAAGCCATGATCCTGTTTCGCGACGCTGTCGCGATGGTGGATCACTCGCCCGAGCTGGGCAGACGCATCACAAAATCGGGGACCGGGCTGAACGTCTGGAACCTCTCATGGCTGGAGAGGCGCAGCTTCTTCCGCCCGATTGCATCGGACGATGGCCAGTCAGGCCCGCGCCCGCACATCTCGCTCCTGGATGAAATCCACGAGCACAAGGATGGATACGTAGTCGAGATGCTGAAGGCCGGCCAGAAGAGCCGGCGTCAGCCCCTCATGGTCATGATCACCAACAGCGGCACCGACAAACGCACGGTGTGCTGGGAATACCACGACTACGGCGCCAAGGTCTGCGCCGGCCAGTTGAAAGATGACACCGTCTTCGCCTTCATCTGCTCACTCGATGAAGGCGACGATCCGTTCAAAGATGAAAAGTGCTGGCACAAGGCAAACCCAAGCCTTCGGCATGGCCTGCCAGGCTTGCGTTACCTGCGCGAGCAGGTCGCCCAGGCGCGTGGCATGCCGAGCAAAGAAAGCATCGTCCGGCGTCTCAACTTCTGCCAGTGGGTCGAAGCCGAAGCGCCGTGGATTAGCAGCGATGCATGGTTTGCCTGTGAAGACAAAAGTTTCGACCTTCGGCGGCTGATCGGCCGTCGATGCTTTGGCGGGCTGGATCTCTCCAGCACTCAGGATTTGACCGCACTCGTGCTCGAGTTTGAGCCCACCGAAGATGACCCGGTCTGGCGCCAGCTAGAGTGGTTCTGGCTGCCCGGAGACGGACTGCACGACAAAGCCGACAAAGATCGCGTGCCCTACATCGCCTGGCGTGATGCCGGGCATCTGCAAGTTACCGCGGGGCGCGCAATCAACAAGCTGGCCGTCGTAAAACAAGCCGCCGAAATCGCGGCGATGTACGACCTGCAAGCGCTGGCCTATGACCGCTGGCGCATCGAAGATGTAAAGCTGCTCTGCGAGCAGGAAGGCATATCGCTGCCGCTGGTCCCGTTTGGCCAAGGCTTCAAAGATATGGCGCCTGCCGTAGATGAATACGAGCGCCGCCTGCTCGATCGAAACGTGCGGCATATGGGCAACCCGGTCATGACCTGGTGCGCAGCCAATGCCGTTGTCGTAACCGACCCCGCCGGCAACCGCAAGGTTGCCAAAGAGAAAGCCACCGGCCGGGTGGATGGCACCGTCGCCTCCATCATGGCCACCGGTATCAGCCTGACCCGTCAGGAAAACGCAGGTCCTTCCTTCTGGGAATAAGCGATGGATTTCAGAAACCTATGGCCGTTCCGTCGCAAAGCTGCGACGGTGATGGACCTCGCTGCAGAGATTCTGCACTTAGGTGCCAGCAAGAGCGGCCAGTCCGTCACCATTGCAAACGCCCTCAAGGTAGCTACGGTACTGTCATGCGTCCGCGTGATTTCAGAAGGTGTAGCCCAAGTCCCCTTCAAGGTCTTGCGTCGAAATGGCCGCAACAAAACCGAGGCCTTCGACCACCCGCTGTGGGACATTCTCCACCGCAAACCGAACGACGTTACCACCAGTTTTGGCTTCCGCGAAACGCTCGCCATCCATGCGGCTCTCACCGGCAATGGCTATGCCTTCATCAGCCGTAACACGGCTGGCAAGGTACTTGAACTGATCAACATCGAGCCTGGCGCAATGCGCATCGAGCTTGCTGACACCATGGGGGTCAGGCCCCGATATTTCGTCACAGGTCGTACCGGAGGTAGTCAGGAGTTCCCCGCCGAAACCATCCTGCACATCCAGGGGCCGAGTTGGAACGGTATCGCTGGCATGGATGTCATCCGCCAGGCGCGTGAAGCGATCGGTCTTGCGATCGCTACCGAAGAGGCCCATGCCCGGCTGCATTCAAACGGCACCCGGCCAGGTGGCATTCTGTCTGTCGACGGCACCTTGGACGATAGCCAGTACAAAAAGCTGCGCAAGTGGCTTGAGGACAACTACGAAGGGAGTGACAACGCCTACCGGACCATGATCATGGACCGCGCAGCGAAGTTTGTCCCGATGGCGCTGAGCGGGGTAGATGCCCAGCATCTTGAAACCCGCCGCTTCCAGATTGAAGAAATCTGCCGCCTGTTCCGTGTCATGCCGATCATGGTCTGCAGTAATGACAAGGCCAGCACCTATGCCGGCGCGGAGCAAAACTTCCTGGCTCATGTGGTGCATACCCTGGGGCCGTGGTTCGAGCGCATCGAGCAGGCCATTGATTGCCAGCTACTGACTGATGCGGAACGCAAGGCCGGCTACTACGTCAAGCTCGAAGAGCGGGGACTGCTGCGCGGCGCGCTGAAAGACACCGCCGAATATCTCTACAAGCTCGCCAGTATCGGGCTGATTACCCGGAATGAAGGGCGTGAAATGCTTGACCTGAACCCGCTGGAAGGCCTGGATAGCCCGCTGACCCCTATCAACATTTCTGCAGGCCTTGCAACCGATCAGAGCGCAGGAGGCGCGAATGTCTGATAACACCGTCTTCGTCAAGTATCTTGGTGTCGCGCCGTGGTTTGAATCTGCGGCAACTGGCCGCCCGGCCAAGTGGATGCCTGGGCAATCTGGTTACGTCAGTGCCGAGATCTCGCAACAGCTGGCGGCGACCGGAATGTTTGAGGTTGGCGAGCACGGTTTCGTTGGATATCGCAAGACTCTCACCGGGTGGGTTAGAAAAACGGCAGGGGGAATCCCGGTATTTGGCGATCAGGTTGTTCGATGCGCAGTTCTTGGTGATTCGCGGGCTGCAAATCACGGCTATTTGGCACGCACGCTTGATGTTAAAGGGGTTGTGGTCTGGGCCTCAGTTCTGTCTGGAGGAGCGTTGCGTCTCGATCCATCTGATATTTATGGGCTCGGCGGCACAATGATCGCTCAGAACAATGTATCTGGGCTGAGTGCGCTGAACCGAATCGGACAACTGGCGGGCAAAAACATCGACGTGGTTGTCACGTTTTGCGACATCAACGATGCTCTTGCCGGTCGAACTGGCGAGCAGATGTTCTCCGACAAGATGGCACTGACCGATGCGTTGCTCGCCATCGGGGTGCTTCCGGTGCATTTGATGTGTGTGGTCCCCAATACGCTGGCGGGCAACGCTCCTGAGAAAAAGCAGATCGCAAAATACAATCGACTGCTGGCGGCGAGGGCTGTTATTGACAAGCGATTTGTCCTCGTCGATACCGACCTCCGATTTGTGGATTGGGCCACAGGCGGTTCGGTAGGAGGTGCATCAACCACGTCGCCGTACTACGACGGACTGCACTATGGCCCTTTGTCCGCACGGGCTATTGGAGCAGATGTTGTTACAGCACTGGCCGCGAGAGGCTTGATCACAAATCCGCCACCGTTCTTGATGAGCGGGCCGATGGATTTGTACTCCGCTGATGCGCCGTATGGAAATCGCTTTGGTTCAGTTGGCACGCTCGCCGGGACAGGCGGGGCGCTGAAGGATTACAGCGACGCTGCTGGATCTGCCGCTGTTGGCGTATGCGCAGACGGATGCCGGTTGTATAAGGACGTAGGCAATGCCGTGACTGTCACAGGCTCGAAGTCTTCCACGACTGTTCGCGGTGCGACTGTGACGACTCAGAAGATTGTCATTTCTGCGGGCGGAACAGGGGATCAATTTGTTAGCTTTGCCCTCCCGAATGGCGTCGATTATTCGGCGGGGCAAAAGTATGGCCTTGGTGCATTTTTCAAATTCACGGAATTCGCTGGGCTGAAAGAAGTCGGCTTTTTCTGCGCTGAGTACGCGGCCCCGGATTACAACCAGAACTATGTATTTTCTAACTACGACGCCGGCACAGCCTCGGAAATTCTGCAAGAAGCGCTTGCTGGTGAGCTGCTTGTGCCTGAGCTGACGCTATCGCCCGGAGTATCCGCGCTTCAGTCGCGCGTTGTGTTCAGGGTTGATGGCGCAACAGCAGACGTTGAAGTTGAAATCGCGCTGCCCACACTTCGGCTGATCCCGTAAATACAAGCCCCTCGGCACGAAGATTGATCCCACACGGCCGCCATCGAGCGGCCTTTTCATTTTAAGGAAGCGCCATGCGTGACCATCTCGATATTCCGTTCAAGATCAAGGCCGTCTCTGAAGACGGCCTTTTTTCTGGTTACGGGTCTGTGTTCGGCGTCGTTGATTCCTACAAGGAAGTGGTCACGCCGGGCGCTTTCACTGAAAGCCTTCAAGGCCGCATGCCTGCATTGCTCTGGCAGCACCGTAGCGGTGAGCCGATCGGCGTCTATTCCACCGTCAAGGAAGACAGCATTGGTCTGTTTGTTGAGGGCCGCCTGGCATTGAAAACAGCGCGCGGTGCTGAGGCCTATGAGCTGCTCAAGATGGGCGCCCTTAACGGGCTGTCGATCGGGTTCATCACCCGCGAAGACAGCTTCGACAAGGTCAGCGGAATTCGCACCCTGAAGAAGCTCGATCTGTGGGAAGTGTCGCTGGTGACCTTCCCGGCCAACGATGCTTCGCGCGTGGCCAATGTCAAGAGCATTGAGCAGATCAATACCCTTTCTGATGCCGAGGCCTACCTGCGCGATGCAGGCGGGCTCTCGCGTCGTGAAGCGCTGGCGCTCGTCGCCCGCATCAAGTCCCTGCATGGCCAGCGTGATGCTGGTGAGTTGGGCGAGCTGGTCGCGCTGGTCAAGCGCAACACCGAAGCATTTTCCAACTGAAAGGATTGTTCCCATGAACAAGAAATCCCTGATCCGCGCCGGCTTCGTTTTGTTCGCCGGCTTCCTGGCTGCTGCAGCGCATGCTGCCGGTCTCATTTCCGCAGACGTCGCCTTGGCTGGCGCCATGATTCCGGTGGGCCTGGGCGAAACCGAATTCGGCACGCTGAAGGAGCTGCTCCAGAAGCAAGGCGAAGCCTTCGACGAGTTCAAGAAGACCAACGATGAGCGCCTCAAGGCCAAGGCCGATGGCAAGTCGGTTGAGGGCTTCGAAGCCAAGCTTTCGAAAATCAACGAAGCGCTGAACAATCTCTCTGAGCTGAAGACGGCATTTGATGCCCTTGAGAAAAAGTTCAACCGCCCGGGTGCTGCGGGTGCTGTCGATCCGGTCAAGGCGGAGCACAAGGCCGCCTTCACCAAGTTCCTGCGCAAGGGCGTTGATGATGGCCTGGGCGATCTCCAGCAAAAGGCCTACAACATCACCACCGATGCTGACGGCGGCTATGCTGTGCCGGAAGAGCTGGATCGCGACATCCTCGAACTGATGCGCGATGTGTCGCCGATGCGCGAAGTGGCAAACGTCATCACCATCGGCGGCTCGGAATACAAGAAGCTGGCCAACAAGGGCGGCACCACCGGCGGCTGGGTGGATGAAGACGATGCCCGTGCAGCGACTGACCCTAGCCAGTTGGCGATTCTCACCCCGTTCATGGGTGAGGTGTATGCCTACCCGCAGGCCACCCAGCAGATGCTCGACGACGTGTTCTTCAACGCCGAGCAGTTCATCGAAGGCGAATGCGCCATGACCTTCGCCCAGATGGAAGGCGCCGCCTTCACCACGGGCGACGGCACCAAGAAGCCCAAGGGTTTCCTGGCCTATCCCACTGCCGCCACGGCGGATGGCGCCCGCGCATTCGGCACGCTCCAGCACATCGTTTCGGGTGCCGCGGCGGATTGGGCGGCCAGCAACCCGCAAGATAAGCTGCTGGATGTGGTCTATGCGCTCAAGAAAGGCTATCGCGCCAATGCCAGCTGGATGACCAGCAAGGCCATGCTGGCCGATGTGCGCAAGCTCAAGGATGCCGAGGGCAATTACATCTGGCGCCCGGGTCTCGAAGCTGGTCAGCCGGATACCCTGCTGGGCTACGGCATTGCCGAAAACGAAGACATGCCCGCCAAGGCCGCCAATGCACTGGCCATCGCCTTCGGCGACTTCAAGCGCGGCTACACCATCGTCGATCGCATCGGCACCCGCATCCTCCGCGACCCCTACACCAACAA